GCTTGTACTGGACGCGAGCATCACTGAAGTAAAGCTGCCACGGATTATAAGTCCGCGACGTGCCTACTGCGTCAGATTCTGCCCACGTAAAACTAGCAATGCGCACCGGACGTGACAAGAACTTGATAAAATCGATGTTCTGTGTCTGGTCCAGTGCAGATTCTGGTGCAGTGGTGATATCTAATCCAGCCACATGACCTACGGTCATGTCGGAAAAGGTCACCGTTTCATGCGTAGTCTTTGTACCTCCCGCCGGGGAGGCAGGCACAATGACGTCGGCTTGCAGTTGCCACCCCCCCATGGAGGTGGATGCGTGTGGCCCAACTGGGGCCACGCCAGATGTGTGATCTAGTTCACACATGCGACTGTGTCCGATTCTGCAGTCGGACTCCTCATAATAGTTTTTGGGTGCTTGATTTAATCTAGGAGGGGAGCTAGCCCGCCCAGATGTTTTTACGAGTATACTCTCGGTTTGATGGGTTGTCTCCCAAGGTGAGCGCTTACGCGCTCACCTTGTCCATGCGGGTTGGACGCCCGAGTTTGACTTGCTCGGAGCGCGCCCAGAAATCTTCATACAAAGATTCCCAGGTCGGGAATGTCGAATCCTCCACATAGAGTTCAAGATCAGCTTTACTGATTATCTCCTTGAACATTTCTGTGGCGGTTTCAAATTCCTCCTTGCCATACCAAAAGTATTCGCGCACTGCAGTTCCAATGACCTGCATTGCGTGACACTTCGGCGTGACATTTTTCTTGGCGACACACACTGTCAACATCTTCTCAATTGAGGAGCGATCCAGCGGTGCGACATACGCGTCAACATCTTCGTCCCAGCGCCATGTGCGCTTGAGGAAGTTGGCATCAGCAATGTTGATGTACGGCACGGAAACTGCTTCCTTGTCCGCCATCGTGTAACCGATGTCAATATCTCCTAGCACCTTCTGGATGGCTGTGTGCTCAAACCACGGGGCGTCGGGTGACACGCCCATGATGTTGTCATCACCGTAAGTCATGAGGGAAACATACTTCTTGAACTTCACCGTGCACCCAATGGGGCGCAAGATAAGGTAACAATAGCGCATGTATAGCGAGTTTGCAATACCATTGATGATCACCGTTAGCGGGTGGCCAGATGGATTGCTACCATAAAACTCGATAAGATCTCCGTTAAAGTCGACCGTGGGGAAAGCTGTGTCATAAGCGATACCACGCACGACCATGAGATCTTCCTTCGTGTAGCCTGCACGGGTGCACAGATCGATGATG